GTGCCTGTTGGATCTAGTGCTGTTTTATTTAATTTTAGTCCCTTTGTTGCTCCTCCACCTTTAATATATGCTGCTCTAACTTCTCTTCTTAGTTCTTCACTAATTTGATTTGCCAATGCAGTTGGTTTTCCATCTTTGAATAATTTTGGGTCATTTAGTGCATCCCCATACCAACTTCCATTTTTATAAAAAACTGCTAGTCCAATTCCAATATCGTAACTACCACCAAGACCTTTTTGTTTTAATTCATAATCACCAGTATCTGGGTCATATCTTAAACCAAATCCTAAAGGAACTCCAAGTGGAGCAATTCCAGAAATGTATCTGTTATCTTTTAATAGTTTGTAACTCATTTATGGTGCGTCCCAGACTCGGTATTTTGGCACAGATAATCCGTTTTTATCTACAAATTGCTCTGTTGGCAATAATGAAACACCAACCCAATCATTCTTTGGGACTTTAAATAATTCACTCATCACACCAGAGAAAAGATATTTGTGAATAGTCTTTTTTGGTGCATTAGAAATTCCTGTTTTATTTAGGAGTGATTTTGCAAATCCTCCTCTATATTGCGGATTTAAGTAATGTAGATTAATTCCAACAAAACTGCCTTCTCTTGGATTTACATCAACAATAAAGGATAATGGATGCCTATCCCACCAAAGATATTTTTGGGGATATTTCGCAGAATATAAGAAAAAAACTAAGTCTCCAGGTACAATGAAATTAGTATCAAATTCGTTTATATTTTTTCTTTGATAATTTCTCAATTCATTCATCGTAGCATTTGTCCACCAATTGCTACTTCTAAATTTTTTTCCTGCTTGGTTTTTTACTTCTTCTGATATCATTTCACTGAAATCCCCAAATCTTTTTCAGTTAAAATGCGAAATTCGTATTTTCTATCTTCACAATATTCTTTTGCTGCTTTCCATTTTGCTTGATTTATTGCCCATGTTTTTACATTATAAACCCAAGATTTTGTTTTTCTTTTTGGGTTTTGGTCTGGCATTTTTAAATCTTTTTCTGGTTTTATTTCTACAACTAAAGTACGAGTATTTCCGTGCTTATCTTTATATTTAACAAAAAAATCAGGAAAATATCTATGGACTTTATTATCTATTGGTGATATGTAGGGAATAAAAAATTCTTCAGATTTCCATTCATTTACACTTTCTGTTAAGTCACAATATTGCATAAATTTTAATTCATATGATGACCTATAAATTATTTTTGTTGGGTCGCCTTTATACTTTTCTGGTTTTTGTGGTCTAAATTTTCCTTGCCTATAACCAGAATCATCTTTGTGTGGCATACATAGTATAGGTATTTTTTTAAAATATTTATAAATGCCAGAAGAAGGAATAGGAAGAGGATACCCAAGAGTGGGTCCACTTTATGTAAAAACAACTCTATCAAGAACAGATGGCGCCGTTGAAATGGCTGGTGCTAGAGATATAATTGGTGCAGTATCTCTAACAAGTCAATTTAAAGTTGCATTACATTTAACAAATTCTACTTCATCTGATGATAAATTGATGAGGTGGTTAACAAATGCTGGATTAACTATTGATCTAGCTCAAAATGCATATTATGATTTTTATTGCTCTGAGGCAGTAATTCCAGGAGCAACTTTTGAGGTAGCAGAGGAAGCAGGAAGTCGTCAAGGTGTAATAGAAAGAATTCCAACAAGAAGAGTATATACTCCAATAACTTTAACTTTTTATGTTGATAATGATTATAAACTTATTCGTTTATTTGAGGAATGGATGAACTTTATCAATCCTATTCATGGTGGTAATGGAGAATTTCCTGTAACTAATAATGGATTTGGTGATTCCAAAGATAGAAATCATTTCTTTAGGATGAGATATCCAGATGAGTATAAAAGAATAATTAGTATTGTTAAATTTGAAAGAAATTTTCGCAAAGACCCAGGATCTGGTGGGGGACAATTGGGAAATGTTCCAAGTATTACATATAGATTAATTGATGCATTTCCTACAAACATAACTGCACTTCCAGTTTCATACGAGGGAAGTACTGTAACAAAAACAACAGTTGAGTTTAGTTATAGTAGATATGTTTATGAAAAAAATAATGGGACAAAGGATCTTCTCTAAATAATTTTACTGAAACCTATATCAGGATATTATGCCTTTACCAAAAATTTCTACACCAACATATGAGTTGGAATTACCATCAAACGGAAAAACTATAAAATACAGACCATTTTTAGTAAAAGAAGAGAAAATTTTAATCCTTGCATTAGAATCACAAGATACTAAGCAGATTACTACTGCAATAAAACAGGTATTAAAGGAATGTATTATTACCAAAGGAGTGAAAGTCGAAGAACTTCCAACCTTTGATATTGAATATGTATTTTTGAACGTAAGAGGAAAATCAGTAGGAGAAAATATTGATTTAATTGTAACTTGTTATGATGATGATTCAAATACTCAAGTTCCAGTTACAATTTATATTGATGAGATTCAGGTTCAGAAAAATCCAGAGCATTCTCCTGATATTAAATTGGATGATAATTTAGTGATGAGAATGAAATATCCATCATTAGATCAATTTATCAAAAACAATTTTGATTTTAGTGATTCACAAAGTGAAAGCAATATTGAAAAATCTTTTGATATTATTGCTTCGTGTATTGATATGGTTTATAGTGATGAAGAATCTTGGGCAGCATCAGATTGCACCAAAAAAGAACTTGTTGAGTTTATTGAGCAAATGAATTCCAATCAATTTAAAAAGATTGAGAAATTCTTTGAGACCATGCCAAAACTCTCCCACACAATTAAAGTCAAAAATCCCAAAACTGGAGTAGAGAACGAGGTGACGTTGGAGGGTTTAACCAGTTTTTTCGGTTAACCATGTCTCATATGGATCTTGAGGCATATTTTAGAATAAATTTTGCCCTCATGCAGTTCCATAAATATTCTTTGACTGAGATTGAAAATATGATGCCTTGGGAAAGGGATATTTACGTTGGATTATTGCAACAGCATATTGAGGAAGAAAAACTGAAGCAACAACAGCAAGCACATGGCAATTAAATCTGCCCTTAGACCAGAATCAATAGTAAGAAGAAATCCAAGAAGTGTTCAGTCTGCTCAGAATTTTATTTCTGGTGGTTCACCTTTAGGGTCTTCTGTTGTTGCTTCAGCCGCAAACAAGATTGTAGGATTTCAACGCGCTGCAGTAAAACCAGTAACTCCAGATATTAATTCCATTGTAAGTACTATTTCTTCCAATATTTTAAATCAGGTCGATAATAGTATTAGAAACGCTACAAATATAACAAATAGGCAAGTAGACGGAAAGATAAGACAAGTAGTAACAAATACTACAAATCAAATACAACAGATTAGACAGCAGCAAGGTTCTCAAGTAACTCAACTGCAAACTGTTGTGCAAAATATAAGACAGCAGACTGCCAATTTTACTAAGCAACTAACAGATAATTATCAAAAACGCATTAAAGATGTTGATGCTGCAAAACCTGTCGGCATTCTTGATAAATTTTTAGATGCTTATAAGAATGCTCTTGGATTTGTAAATTTCTTTGGAAGTGGAAAAAATATAAAACAATTAAGAGAAAGTCTTAAAACCCTTAAATCTTCTTTTACGGAAAGTTTTGAACTTGCAAAATTAATTAGACAAACAATACTCAAAATAGTAACGCAATTATCAAATTTACCAAAAGCATCTCCTGGTGCAAGTCCAGGATTAAATTTGGATGTTGATGTTCCAGGGGGACCACTAAGAAGAACAACTCCGAGAAATGCTAAAGTAGGAAGACGAGGAGTAGGACTTTTGGGATTGGGTCTTGGTGCAATTGGTGGAGGAATGGCAGTTAATGCACTTGCCGATAGTGATAGATTGCAAAGTGCATCTCAGATTCCCACAATGCCAGTTGGTTTGATTGATACCTTCTCCTTTATTGTGAACAAATTTGCAAATGCTGTTGAAGAGATGATAAGTGGATCAAAAACAACAGCAAGACAAACTCCTTCGACTGGTGCTCCTGGAGGAGGAGCACCAGCATCGAAACCATCATCTAGTCCTGCTTCTCCTGGTGGTGGTTCAGCATCAGATGTAACTGCAGATACGCAAGAAGAAAAGGCATGGCTACAAACTATTAGAAAAGTTGAAGGAACTGCTGACAAAGGTGGGTATAATAAATTAGTTGGTGGTGAGGTAGTTCCAGAGTTAACTCAAATGACTCTTCAAGAAGTTTATGATTTAGGAATGAAGAGTAGAATTGGAGAAGGAACTTTACCACAAAGATTTGGTGGAAGAAAAGTTAAATTTGGTGCAGATTCTCATGCAATGGGTGCATATCAATTTAAACCCCAAACAATGATGGGAGTTGCTAAGCAACTTGGATTTGACCCTAAAACAACTTTATTTTCTCCAGAAATACAAGACCAACTTGGGTTAAAAAATTTAAGAGGGACTGGAGTTGACCCAACCAAAAGAGCAACTCAAGCAGATATAGAAAAAGCAGGAACTCAGTGGGCAGGATTGACTCCATATTATGGACAAACTGGAAGAACAGCAGCACAATCATTGGAAATTTATAATAAATTTTA